GTTCTGAACGTCCGGTGCCGTTGGCATGGCTCATAGATCCTCTATTTTGAGTGCGTACTTGAACATGAACTGAGCGAGCAGCGCCCCCTGCAGCGAGCGGCCCCAACCGAGGTCGGTCTGGCAGCCGAGATAGCGGATTGCGCCGTTGCCATTCCGTCCGGTCTTGACGATCTGCTCGTTGAGCACGGTGTCGGTCGTTACCCGCCTAATCAGCTCCCGCCGCAAGGTGGTCAGATCGGAACCAACCTCGTCGGCCTGCTGCACGATGATGATTTCCGGGTGCATGCGAACCATGGTCGGCCGGTTGGCGGGCCGCATCGACAAGTCGGACGCGTCGTTGGTTTCCTCGTCGCCGTCGAACACCAGCGCCGCTGGCAATTGGTCTTCCGGGATCTCGATATTGTTGCGCTGGGCCAATTTAATATTCGGAATACTCGCCACCACCACGAGCAACCGGGCCAGGATGTCCTCGCGAACGTCAACCAACGGAGTCGGCTTTCAATGAGAATCTAACCTCGCCCATGTCCTCGCCATTCGGGCTGCCACGCAGTTCCCACGAACGAACGATCCAGGTCCGGCCGTTGAAGGCCAGCACCGCATCGGCATAGTCGGTGCGCGCTATGCCCTTTTCGGCGAGTTCGGGAATACGGACAAAGGCGCCAGGGCTGACGCTGCGGACGTCCGCCGGTGTTCCGCCCCCGGCTGCGATCGGCAGCACGTTAGGCCGCGTGTCGTCGATCACGGTGATCGCTACCTCGGCGCCACCGCTCCCCGCCACGCTCATCACCGCCGGCACGCCGATCACCGCATAGACTGGGTCGTAGAGCATCTCGCTGCAGTCGATGGTCATGACACCTCGCCCCCAGGCCCGACGATCATACAAAAAAGCGCATGTAGGCACTAAGCAAGCCGGTAACGGTATCGGTTGCCGCCTGCAATGGCGCAGTGGGTGCGGCCTTACCGAGCACCTGCAGCGGATCGAAATATTGCACCATCGTATCGCCATGCCGGACCATTCGGACACCGCCGGTGGCGTTCAAGCGCTGCTGCAGCCGCGCCGCCTGGATCAATAGCATGGTCGCCGCCTTGAGTGCCGGCGGCGCGGCGTCGGGCAGCAGATAACCGCCGCTATAGGTCACGGTGACTGGATCGGTCCAGGCGCCGTCGATGCGCATCTTGCCGGAAATGTTCTCGATCTCGTAACTCGCCGGGTCGAGGACGTTGCCGCGCGGCGACTCCACCGAAACGATATCGGCATCGACGACCGGATAGTGCGTCAGAAACAAACGCGGACTGTCGAACGACGTCCCGTCGCCGCGCCAGGTTTCGGCGACCTGCTCGTAGGCGAACACGCGCTGGCACATCGTCGCGATGACATCGCTGTACTGGTCGATCCACATCTGCAGTTGCGTGTCTTCGCTGGTATTGGCCGGCGGCAGGCCAAGGATGCTCTTGACTTCATCCAGCGTGACGAGCGCATAGCTGTCGGCCGGCGTCAGCACCTTGACCCAGATGTCGGCCATCAGCGCGCCTCGTGAAACTGCTCGAACAGCGCACGCAACTCCAGCAGCGGCGCCTTGCTGTTATCGGACATCACCGGCTGCGCCGTGTAGGCCTCGCGGTCGATGCGCCATCCGACGATGGTCGGCCCGGAACCACGCTCGCCGCGGGCGCCAGGAGCTCCGTCATCGCCCTTTGGCCCGGGCTTGCCTGGCTTGCCGGCCGAGGCGATGAGCTGCCAGCCATTGCCCGGACAGGCTCCTGGCGCATCGCGGCGCGCGATAAAGCTCGAGCCGCCGAGCGCGACGATGTCGAGCGCCGCATAGGTTTGGCCCTCGGCGAACGTGCCGCGCACCGTTGGCATCGTGGCATCGCGGCCAGGCCGCGCCAGGCAGATCCAATCCGCATGCCCCGGTGCTTGTCCGGTATCGCGGGTAGCCTGGTAGGTGGCGCCGGCATGGGCGACGACGGCGCCTGCATAGTGGACGATGCCGGGTGTCCAATCGCGCGCCACCGGCAGCGCCCCAGGCTTGCCCTGTGGGCCATGCTCGCCGGCCTTGCCATCGATGCCGGCTCGTCCCGCCGGCCCTGCCGGTCCAGTTTTGCCGGCTTCCCCGCGCTCGCCGGCCGGCCCGCGCTTGCCCTCTGGCCCTGGAATTCGTGCGAGCGTCCGCACCTCGATGAGCGCCCGCTGCGCGACCGCAAGGCAAGTACTGAGCCCGTCGAGCAGCGAATATCCCCCTGGGCCAGGAGTGCTCATGCTGCCAACATCCATGCAACAGCGGCGGCTTCGTCGTCGTCATGTTGCCCGCAACCAGTGCCCATGAGATTAGCGACCATGGCTGAACCTCTGCCGTGCGTACCGATGACTCCCGAGCCCACAGCGCCGGCTCGGAGCATCACAATCCCGGAGCCGATCCGGCCATGATTGCCGGCCGCTGCCGCCTTGATCGACAGCCCCGCCGCACCAATGCCGGCCGATGCGGGGCAAGGCTCGATCCGAACCGGCGTTGCGACGCGGACGCCAACCACGACGCCATGCGCTTCGCCCTCGAGCCGCGGCAGGATGCCGTAGCCGGAGCCCTCAACCGGGAGCGGCCGCTCGAGCGGATGATAGCCGCCGCCGCCAACCACAACGACCACCGGGACCGGCACGACACCGGCGAACGCCGCGGTGTCGGCGCCTTCGCCGGCCTCGAGCGAACCGACGATCTCGCCGGCCGACGCAACGATGCCGGTTGCCGCAAATACATCCGCCCCGTCCGTTGCGGCGAGCGAGCCGAGCGTTACGACTGTTGCGGCAAACGATGCAACATCTGCCGACTCGATCGCAGCCAGCACGCCGGAAACCGAGAGCAACCCGGTAAAGGCAGCCGTGTCGGCGCCGTCCGTTGCTGCAAGCGTCCCGGAGCGGCCGACCAGTCCCGTGATTGCAGCCGCGTCGGCCCCTTCCGTTGCGGCGAGCGTGCCGATGAGGCCGACCAGTCCGGCGATTGCCGCGGTATCGCCCGCCTCGATCGCCGCCAGCGTGCCCACCACCTCTTGCAGCGTTCCAACGATCGGATGGCCGTGATTGGTATGGACCTTCCCACTACTCTGCTCAGTGGTGTGAACGACGCCCGCTTCTTCGTTTGCAAGATGGGCGGTCATGTCGCGTGCGTGATCGTTGCCGAGGTAAGCGTCACAGTCTGGCCAACGCTGATCGTCGTGCTATTGAGATTGATATCGGCACCACTCGTGCCGCATGTAAGATTATTCACTTTGGTGGTGCCGCCGCCGTCCTTGATGCGCGCCACCGCCGCGGTGCCGGCATTGGTCGCAACGCCGGATTTTGGCGCCCCGGCCATGGTGATCACGCCACCCGATTCCGTAAAACTCGGATCGGATAACGTGATGGTCACCAGCGTGGCGGCAAACGATGCCGTGCATATCTCGATGTAAGCAGGCGAAGCATTGGCGTCGATCTGCAAGATCGTGGCAGCCATGCGCGCCGTCTTCGTCGCCGCGTCGTAGTTGACCGCCATTATGCCATCCCCAGACGGAAGGATGTGATCCGCACCGGGCCGTTCCTATATATTTTAGTGGTGTTGAGCCGGATTGTTGCTTTGGAGTTTTCATCGCCGACATCGCAAGAAAACACCTCGCTGCCGTTAGCGGCGAGGATGCGCGCGGTCGCGGCATTGCCTTGCGCAAGTGCAGCGTCTTCCTCGGCGATCTTGTTGAACACCAGGTTGCCGTCCTCGGCAGTGGCCGCTGGATTGGATAGTCTGAGCACTGCGAGTGTTACTCCATTGTCCGACGACAGCTCGATGGTGCCGCCATCCATCATGCCGCCGAGTGTGTCGAGCATCGCGTTACTCGCGGCTTCCGAAAGATTGATGATCACGGCTGCGTCTCATCATAGATCGGCACGAGCGCGCCATTCTCGTCCCGCTCGATGCGCAAGACCTTTGATGGGCGTTCGCTCGCGATCGGCTCCTGCAATTGGCGCGCCGCATTTGCGACTTGCCCGGCCAGCTCGGGCGGTAGCAGGATAGCGCCGTTCAGCCCATCCGCGACCATCTGCCGGACCTCGCCGCGCAACTCGGCAACGACTGCCCGCAACTCGGCGATGGTCGCTGCGGCCTGCGCCTCGATCAGCTCGCGCTGGCGCTGCCATTGCCGGCGCTCGGTATCGAGCACCTCGGCGAGCGCCTCGCGCCAGGCATCAAGAAGCAGCGCGTCGTCGTCCGATCCGGTCGGCACTGGCAAATAGGCTTCTGACTTCTCGTGCAATGTCATCGCGGTTGGCCTTTTGCGGTGGCTTTGCGGGAGCCGGCGGCGCTGCGGGAGGCGGCGGCGCCGCCGGCGCAGCCGGGATCTTCCCGACTTGGCTTAGCGGAACGACCTGCTGCTGGACGCGCGGCTCGTCGCCAAACTCGACGCGGTCGAGCCCTTCGAGGTTGCGCGCTTCGTTCGGCGCGAAAATCCCGCCTTGCACGCCCTGCGCCAGCGCTTCGATGCGATCCTTCATCGCCGAGCGCAGCAGCGCGTCGGTGTCGAATTCCACGTATTCGTCGGGCTGGCCTTTGAGATCGAACAGCAGGCCGATCGATTCCTCGATATGATTGAGCGCGAAGCCGAGACCCGATGATTTCCAGCTCTGCATCAACAGTTCGGTCGACGAAAAGGTTGAG